ATGCTGGTATTGAGAATGTCTGTGTATAATCTGTGTATAACTTACCTATGTCATTTGCGTTCCCAATTTGGGAAGTAATACTTATTTTTTCATCTTTAAATAAATCTAGTCTTTGGTAATCACTTCGGTAAATTTCAAATGTATCTGCTGCCTGTACCGGTAAATCATATTGTAAAGTTAATACGGTTGTTGTATTTGAAAGTATCCAGCTTGTTAAGTTGTTACTAATTCCAGATGTCATTTTAATATAATATCCTACGTACTGATTTGTAGTCATAGTTATACTAGGAGTGACTGTAAAAAATGGCGATGCATTATCACTATTAATTGTGCCTCCTATTACTAAAGTATTTTTCTTTATATAAACCTCTACGCTTAATTTCATTATACGATGTTGTTAATTAGTTTATTCGCAAAGTCAAACTCCAAAGTATAGTTTATGTTTTTATCTTTTAAGTATGTTTTCTTTTGCATACTAGTAGTTTTAATTGTAACCGGTATTTCGCTATTTGTAAGCAAAATTGTATCGCTTAACATTATATCTTGTATCCACTCAAAATATTCCTCTGCAATAAACCCAGTATTTACTTTTATACTTCCGTTACCATTTATATTAAATGGCTTTGTTTGACCTCTACGTGCATCGTAGTTTACATTCTTTTGCATTAAAGCGTAATCACTATTTTTTATATTAATAGAATTATAACTGGCTTTAAAAAATGTAAATTGATTCCAGCCTCCATACTTATTTACAAACCACATAGCCTGTACTGGATATGTAGGCTCACACACTTCTACTGTTTCAATTTTATATATCTGCTCGTTATTTTCGTCTACTATTGCTACATAAACACTTGCATTATATACTAAAGGAATTGCGTAATTAAAAAAATCATTTTGGCCATTATAAAATGTTGTTGCTTTTAAAAGGTTATTAGCTTTGTCATACCATTTTGCAGTATAAGCATCGTCTATGTTTTTGCAAATAAAATTATAATAAGGTATTGTATCACTCCAGTAAACTTTTAAATTTGGATTTGCTAATAATAAGTATGGGAATGGGTCTGCAATATCGTAATTCATTCCTTCCTCTACAGTTGTATATCCATTTACACCCACAAAAGAAACCGTACCTGTTGAAATATATGTAGTTCCATTTGTACTATAATAAGTTTTGTACTCTCCTATACACCATTCTTTACTTGTGGCTTGTGTTACGTTACCTGAACTGTAATTTAATTTGTATTTATCTATATACTCTAAAATGAATGGAGATATATTGTAGTTTGTTTCTGTTTGTGTTACAGATGCAATACCTTCACTCATTATATAAGTTGGTACTGTCGGAACTGTATCTCCTTTATTCCAAAGTTTTAATTCTACTTTAGTTCTTACTTGAGTAGCCTCGTTTATAATTATTTCAAATGGACTTCTGGCTAGTATTACTTTTAATGCTAATGGTGGTGGCATATTATTTTATATTTGATTTTATTATTAAATCTACTGTTGATTTCACATCCAGAGCGAATGCCTCTGCAATCTCTTTGGGCATTAATTTTATATTCTCTTCTATGGCCTCTTTTAAGAAGTAAGTTGGTTTAATACCTTGGTGGTAAACTGACTCTCTGACTGCAAATGGACTTAATCCTCTTTTGTTACTCCACTCTACAAAATGCTTTACACTTGGCTTAGTTCCCTCTTTAAAACTGTACGGACTATTTCCGCCATTTTGCTTCCACATCTTACCTTTGTTGTTTGTTCTTTTAAACGTGCTTGTCATCTTTCTTACTCCTCCTACTCCTCTGACTCCCTTATCTACAAATCCTCCATAGTCTGACATTCCTATATTCAAACTTAATGACCTAGGCATAAACTTAACTCCGTTATTAACTACGCTTTTTTCTAGTGTACCAGTATCGACTTTCTTTTTGTCTTTTAAGTTCTGCTTTGCATCTGCGACTACCTTATCTCCAAATGCATTCATAGCATCTACTAAATGTTCAAACTTTATATTTAACATTTAGATATGTCGTTAGGTACATTTATCGTAAAATCTGTTTGATATCCGGTTAACATATTCTCCATCTCCTTATCTATTACATCGCTATCTGGATTACCTTCTAACTCCCATCCGTCTTTGTATATTGTAGACTGCTTTAAACGGCTCAATAATCGATTAATAACATATAGTTGGTTAGATAGTATATACATAGTATTATCGTTCCCATAAACGCCTATTTCAGCTTCCTTTGATATGTTTACTATATCTAGGTTAATTACTGTTAAATTAAACGACAAAGTATTCTCGTTATGTCTTATTGAATTTAACATTATATGGCTCAAAGGAAAGATAGTGTTTTTAGCCAAATCAATTTCGGTTAGTCTTCCTACTGTAACTTTGTTTACAAATGGATTGCTACTCAATTCCTCGTTTAAAGAATCTATAATATTGTACAATGCCTCTACTCCTTTTTTATCGTCCATAACGTTTGTTTATTTTTTCTAATTGCTTTGCTCTTAACTCTGCCTTATCTAACTTATAAGATAGAAACTTAAGACACAAGTGCATATTTAATTTTGTGACCTTCTCAATTCTTGTAACGTCGTTTTTAGCGAGTTCAGCGAGACTAGCAAACCATCCCCACTCTTTTGAAAACTGGCTTTCTGTCGAGTACTCATCTTGCTCATTTCCTGCTCCAAAGAGCAAAGGGTAGATGTCACTAAATCCAAGCCTAAATTCCAAAAAAAAACCCTAGCACCTAATACAATATTTATAGGCATATCTTTTAGTATCTCGTGGTACTTATCCCCTTCGTATTTCTCTATTAGATATTTACCGTCTTTACCTCTTCCGGTTACTGGTCTATATAATACTCCCATAGCAGTAACAATATCCTCTAGGTTGTCTATGTTATTATTCAAGTCTAAAAACTCTCCAAATGAAAGATTATCTAATTTAGGAATAAACCCAAACTCAATACCTCCTAGTTTAAAACTTTCAATATGCAAAGTATCTCCAGATAATAAATCTACTAATATCTTAACTACTTTATTTGCAGAGTCAGCATCTATTTGTTTGGCTTGTTCCTCTGTTATCTCGCAGAATATCTCTAGCATTTTTAAACCTAGATATGTCTCTTGGTTTTTTTGGCTCTTGCTATATTCAAACTCTTTTAAATACCTTTGGTACTTACTTAAACTAATCTCCTCTAGTGTGCTTGGTACTATTAATTTCATAACTATATAACGTTTGATTTATTTATTTGTGAGTTATTATTTTATTGCGTATGTGCCTCTGTTTTTTAATTCTTTGATTGCTTGGTAAGATAATGCTAAACTTATTACACTATCATCGTGTACTCCTTGTGGTGCAGAATATTGTACGTTACGTGTTGTTTGGTTGTATATGTACGTGAATGCTTCTAACTCATCTATTAGCCAACTGATATTTAATATCTGGATATCTTTCTGCTCAAACAATACTGCCAAGTCTTCTATCATTATAGGTTTTGTTTTTGTGCTTGTTACAAATGGATATACTCTCTTTCCGCATATCTTTTTTAGCATCTCATAAAATACATCTCCTTGGTTGTTTACCTCTACATATACTTTAGCATTGTACTCGTTTATCTTTACTGCTACCTTCTCTATTATTCTAGTCCACTCATCGTGTCTCCACCTCTCGCAGTAAACTATTTGCTTGTGTTCGTTTATAATAGTTAGTACTGTGTAATCGTCTGCTCGTCCTATATCTAATCCTCCATAGTATACATTTGAGTTTGATGGCTCTCCAATACATTCTCTTACATTTGCAAATAGTCCACTTGAATTATCTAAAAACTCTGCTAAGTATTCTTGTCTAAATATGTGACTAGGCAAACTTCTTTTTCGCTCTTCCAAATCTAACTCATTAATAAATGGAGTGTCGTAAGATGTAAAGTGAAAGTACTTATATCGATTGTCGTAATTTGGCTGAAGTGATAATGTATGGAAATGGTTTTTGCCTTTGGGTGTAGATATGAATATAACCTTTTTACCTTTGACTAGTACGGTTGCAGAAAGCACCTCACTCCATAACTCCTCTCTAGTAAATGCAACCTCGTCAATTATTAAATAGTCAAATGTATTACCCCTAATATTATCTGGTCTCTCTCCAGAGAAAAAAGATATAGTACTTCCAAATCCTTTAACTGTTAATTCACTTTGGTTAAAATCAAAAAAGCCACTTGTCCTAGTGGCCTTCTCTAATTCGCTAAATACTTTTTTACCTTGCTTATATACCGGAGTTACCCAAGCAATATTACATCCTCTGTTATTAATTGCCCAATATAACATTTGGTTTATAGCCAACATCGTTTTACCAAACTGCCTCCCGATATTTAAGACATAGTATTTGTATGGCTCATTATTAATTGAATCGTGTATTTGCCTCTGGTTTATATGTGGCTTATATCCTTTTATGCTACTCATCAAAGTCAAACTTGGTTACACTTACCTCGGTCTGTGTCTTCTCAACTAATCCGTTTAATCTTTGTGTTATACTTGGATTGTACATTCCAGCCATACCTCCCTCTATTTGGTCTTGTCTTACTGCTTTTTTTATCGCGTGACAGATAGGTGCATAGTCGGTGTATCTATTATCTTTATTTTTAAAATAGTCTCCTAAATCGTCTATAATTTGGTTGTTAAATAACCAGCATTCTAGTCCTTCTATTGTGAGTGGTCTTTCTTTTTCTCTTTGTACATTAAAAGCATCTTTGCCTACCCAATCTTTAATTAAGAAAGGTTTGCTCTTTGTCTCTTTTTTGTACTCTTGAAAATAGTCCCATAGTTTCTCTGGTGTCTCTATGTATTTTGGCTTGCCCATATTTTATTATTTTAGTTGTTGCTCTTGTAAGTCTATTAAGTTGTGTAAACCTTGTAATCTGTCTGTGTCGTATATGTCTCTTATTCTATTTATAAGTACTGCTTGAGGATTAGATATTTTTAAAACTTTGGCTCTTATCTCTTCAAGTCTTCTATCGTCTTTACAAGCTAACTCGTAATTATTTACAGAGTGAATAACTGTGGCGTGATTATAATTTTTTCCTTTGCTCTT